CTCGCGGGTCTTCGTAGCCGTCCACTTCGCCGTTAAGAATCACGGCCTCAATCGTCTCGCCCCCCGCCGCTCCGCTGTAATCCTTGATGAAATCCCGGACGGCTTTCGCGAGGTCCGCCGCCCCTTTGCCGGTGGTTGCCTTACAATCAATGTCGATATCGAGGAACCGCAGCGGCCCGGTGCCATCCAGCGCCAGGTTTTCCTCACTGCCCATTTGCGTGATCAGGACGTGGGGGTACACCGCGCCTTGCGGCGCTCGCGTGATGTAAACCCGCGATCCGACGATCGTTGAAATCGTCGCTTCTCCGGTCAGCAATGCCCTCAATCCGGCCCTCATAGCTACCCCCTGATGTCCAACAGAAGTTCCACGGCCCCGAGTTCTCCAATCACAGCCGTGCCCGTCGCTGTGTCAGTCACAGCCACTGTGATCCGGATATCAAGCACGTCTCCAGGGGCAAGCGTCGCGCTGGTGATCGTAAAATCCTTGTTGGCGAACGTCAGCGAGTTGATCGACTGCGCAGCGGTTGTGCACAAGTCCGACCCGACTGACCCTTGCCGATCCGCCTTGTAGCACTCCACGTCGACGGTCGCCGTTCCGTCGGAAATCGTGACGTTCATCGCGGCGGCGATGCGGACGGACACCGTTTCCCCGTCGTCATACTCCGCAGGGATCATGAACAGGCAACGGGCGCGTTGCGTGACCGTCGTGGCTTTGGCGTCGCTGGTTTGTAGCGTGGGGGCGTCGGCTCCGAAGGTAGCGGCGATGACCGCCAAGTCATCAGCCGCTGCCGTGCCGGGCAGGTTGGTCTGCATGGCGTCATGCACGCGAAACCGGTCGAAGGGGACCGCATGCGGGACGAAAGGCTCTTGGTTCAGTTGCGCGCGGTCAAACTTCGTGGCAATCCCCCCAGGGACCGCCAGCGATCCCGTGATCGTGACCGCATCGTTAAATTGTGTCGGCATGTTATGTCCCTACTTTGATTCTCAGCTTGGCAGCTTCCCGGTCGACGCCGATCCGGATGCGTTGTTTCATTTTCGCCAACACAGCTTGGTCGGACGCCGCCAGCCCGGCCCTAATCGGGTTCGGTGACGCAGCCGGCATACTGCCTGTATTTCGCCCGGTTTTTTTCTGTTTACGGCTCTCTGTCCCGAGCAGCCACCAATGCACGTTCCGCGCCCCGATGCCCACGCCCGGCCTATCCCCCCGCTGCTGTCTGTGCTGCTGTTGCAGAGTACCTTGGCGGCTTTTCTTGACCCCCACCGCCGCGCCCACCTTGCCTCGCACTTGGTTCCGTTTCAATCTCTGTGCGCGGGAGAACTTTGATCCGATCGCTTGCCGAACGCCTTTCATGTTGCCGGGAATTTGGTTTTTGATGGTCCGCTTGAGGACGGTCATCCCGGACCCGATCGCTTGAATGAGGACCCTCCTCGCAACCTTACGCGGGAGTTCGTTCAGCATCGTGTCGAGTTCCTTGACCCCGGTTAACTGGCTCACGTTGTCAACTCCGCACACCGAAACTCAAGGATTTCCGGCATCTCCTGCACTCGTGTTTTGCGGATGATGTTGAGCTTCCGGGTTTCCCCTTTGTCCTTCCACAAAAACCGCCACGTTGCATCGGCTTGCCTCAGCGCAGTGTCCCCCAGGGTCCGCACGATATGGGTGACCGTCGATTTCTGCTGATGATCTTCGCGATACTCCAACCCGCCCTGTCCAATGACGTTCGCCCGCCGCTCAGCCACAAACGTCCAATTCGCATCGCTCGACAGGTCAATCTCTCCGTAGGTATCAGCCCCCGATGTCGCTGGCTTTTGCACCGTGATGGGGTGGATGTACTGGCCACCGCCGCGCGTGTTCACTTCCATCGTTCGTCCCACAGCAACGCCTGAAACCCCAATGCGATTTCATCCCCCACCGCGCCGACCGCTTCCCGATTGTGGAACCAGTGCCCCACCAACAGCAGGATTGCCTGCTGAATGTTCCGGGGGACGTCCGCTGGCTCTGTGCCGTAACCCGCCGTGAAAGTGACAGCAACCGCGTTGACCTTCTGTGATTGTGTCGCCGGCCACGTGGCCGCGACGGCTGGCAGCAAACGCCCCGGTTTGGAGATCGCGTCCAGTTGCGAAGACGCCACGGTCTGCGGCGCCCCGTCTGTGTCCGTGTAGTCAATCTGGCTCACCGTGATGACCGGTGGCCGCTCTAGCTCGATTTCCCCACGGCCCGTTGGGAAACAGTCCCTGTGCAACTTCCACGTCGCTGTGATGAGTTGCACGGCAAGTTGGTCTTCAACGTGCGCCGTGGCCCGCTCAATCAGCGGACGGATCGTCGACACGTCAAATTCGTCGTGCGTGATGCCCAGGTAGTCTTTCACCTCAAACAGTGAGACTGCCAAGTCAGCCGCTGGCGTGACCAACTCCAATGTCATCAGCGTTGTTCCGTGTTGTCAGGACTGTCATCGGTCGCCCGTTCGACCGGGTCAGCGGGAATGGCCGCGCCTTGGTCCAACCAGACCCGCGCTTGGGCCGCGTTCACAGTGACGGTGTCGCCGGGCATGCCTTCCGCACCTTTGACGCCGGAGTTGTGCCTCAACTTGACTCTGATTTTTTTCTGTGCCATCTCTGGTTATCTCTTCAGTGGAAAAACGTGCCGGCGTCAGACAGGCGGGCAGCCCGCCCAACACCGGCACGGATTGGAAACAAGGATCAGACTGCGGCCTGTTGCAGCACCTTGACCGGATTGGTCCCGGCGTCGACAAGGTCGCCGTCGACCCGCATGAACGCCATGAACCCGGTTTGATCCGCATCACGATAGCGCTCTTCCAATCGGTAGAACCGGACCGTGTTAACCTCACGGATGATGTACTTGCTGTAATCCCCGAACAGGACCGTCTTGGCGTTGATGGCCATCGCCGACGCCATATCCTGATTGACGGTGTAGGGGTGGTTCAGCAACAGGTCAGGCACGTCGCCACGCAGCCCTGGCTGCCAAAGGTATTGGCTGTTGCCATCCTTCAACTTGCGGATGGCCGCGAGGATGCTGTCATGCAGCATGAACCCGGCAGACGGACGGGACCGGTAGGCCGGGTCAACGGAATGTTGCAGATCGATCAGTTCATCCGCCGTGATGGCAGTCGCACTGGCGGCTGTCACGCCGACGGTCGCGGCGGTCACCAAACCATTCGGCTGGCCACTCCCGGTGCCGGTCGTGAAGTGTTGCGCCGTGATCCGTCCCAAGCGTTCCCCCAACATCCGGCCAATTTCCGCCGGGAGATTGACCGCCTCATCTTCGATCAATTCCTGCGGAACAAGGATCGCCTTCGATTCGTACTTGTACGCCCCGAAAGTCACCACCCCGAAGGCAATGTCCTGCGTGTTCACGCTGGCGTTTTCTGCCAGCAACGCGCCTTTGTTGCCAGTGTCATTCACCGTCGGCCAGGGGAGGTCATTGCCTTCGCTGGTGCGCAGAATGCGAGCGACTTGCCGGGGGCCACCGAATTCCAGCAACGCCATTTCAAGTTCGTTGCTGAACCCTTCCGGGATCGCGTACTTGCCGGACGATCCGGTCTGAGTTGTCAACGCTCGGCTTTCGAGTCGGCGCCGGATGTCAGCCCGCCCTTGCCGGGACCACGCCTCCGGAGCGCCGTTGAAACCACCACGAAGCCGAAAATCGACTTTCGTTTGGCCGGGGTTGAACCCCATCCGCTGGCATGCCTGTCGGTGCCGCTCCGTCAAATCGACACCGTTTTGGTGTCGCAACCAAGAGTTGAACGCCAAATCACGGGATTCCGCGTCCGACGGGGACGAATCACGCTGCCCGCTCTGTTGCGAGGGGTCACCACCGGGGCGATAGGTGACCACGTCGGACACGTCCTGCCCTTCAACCGCCAACGCGCGGGCTGCAATTTCGCAGGCTGCCTTGCGGCGCATCAGTTCGCCGTAGGTCGCGTCGTAATCGCCATTGACCGTTTCGTAAGTCTGACGCTGTTCGTCGTCCTTCCACTGCTTGCCGTTGGACTCGAAAACGTCTGACATCCGGCGGATTTCGGTGGCGAGTTCGCCGCGCTTCTGCCGCAGGTCTTCGTCATTCAGTTTCGTGATTTCGCTGTCGGTCTCTTTTGCCATCGTTCGTTGTTTCCTGTCTCTGTCTCCGGTAGTGCGCATAAAAATAGCAGCTTGCCGGAGACTGGATTTTGTTCCAGTACCTCGCAAACTGCTGACGCTCTACGAGTTGACGGCTGTTGCTCGCCCGGTAATGGGTGCCAACGCTCTGTCAACTCGTGGCTGCCGCTCGGCTCGCCATTTCGTTTTGTCCTATGGTGTATTCTACAGAGACAGTTCCTTGTCTCCAAACGCTATTTTCTGATTTCTCACCCGGACCGCCTCCGCATCCTGTTGATGGGTCTCCCACTCGGCGCGGATGGCATCCAGAGACCCCCCATCGGCCCGCGACGTGGCCGACGTGCCAGTGTATGCGGGACTGGTCACGGGTCCGACGTCGTAAAGGTCCGCGTCAAGGATCGTCCGGATTTGGGCACCGTCCACCTCGCTCCAAAGTGTTTCCGTGGGGACAAACGCGAACGAACTGCCGGACAAATCCCCCCGTTCGATCTTCCGCAACACCCGCTGATGATCGGGATCATCGGGATCAAATGGGATTTCGTACCGCAAACCGACTTCATCAACGGACAACGTCACCGTGCCGGCTGACACCCGACCTAGCAAGTTGTCTGGATTGTGGTTGAACAGCGCCCGCGCATCGTGCCGTTCCCGCAACGCCCGGTCAAACGCGCCGCGTCCGATCCGCTCAACAGTGCCCTCCCAAAGTTCGTATTCCGTCGCCGGGTCGCCCTCGCGATGGAACACAGCCGCATAGCCCGCCAGCGTCTTCCCACCGTCGTCGCGGTCCGTGACCTTGAATCCCGCCGCCGCACTCGACAAATACCGTCGTTCAGTTGTCATTGCACACCCTTCGTTCAAATTCACTGGTCAGCCGGTCAACGCTCTTGCGCAGTTCTCCGACCGAAAGATTCTCACATGTCTGCAACTCGCCGACGAATTGCGTCAACAGTTCTCCGGGGTTGTCGGCGAGATGCCGCTTCAGTCCCGACTGCAACCACTCGAAAAACGCCCGGTGGTCCTTGGCTTTGCGGCGGGCGGACGCCGCCACGTCAAACACTCTCCGAATCGTGTTCATCCGGTCGGCTGACCGTCCCTCGTCGTCGGCTGGGCCTCGTGGCTGATCGTTCTCGCCCTTGTCCGCCCCGCCGTCCGGCGTGACGGATTCCATGCCGTCGCTCGAATCTCCGTCTCCGTCCGGGTGAGGCCCCAAGTTTTCCCCCTTCCGCCACTCATCGCGGGTGATGAGCTTCGCACGAATGCCAATCGCGCCGGTCGTCACCCGTTCCTTATAGGACATCGCCAGCAACGCTCGCGTATTGTGCTCAAAATAATGTGAGTCTCGTTGACGTTCGCCGATGCTCAGTAGTCGCATCCAACATTGCGAAACGATTTCTTCAAGCCACGGCGCAAGCGTGGAATCGAGGTAGGCGCGGTTGTCTTCGGCCTTGCTGTTGTAGGAGACACTGTCGGACAGCCCGAGCCGCGACGGTGACAGGTTGAAGAACCGACCGACCTCTCGGACGGACGCCTCCGACGATTCCACCATCTGCGAATCGCGCAAACTGTCCGACGCCGCGTGGAACTTGGCCCCGTCGCGAAGCACGACCGTTTTGAACCAGGCGTCCGGGTCCTCATAGGTCTTGCGGAATCCGCTTTCGAGGGTGTCCGCGAATGCGGGCGACGCCCCCATGGGCACCTCCAACGTCCCCCCTTTGCGCCCACCCTTTCGGAAGAACTTGGACACATAACCTTGTTTGGCGAGCGCCTGCCCCCACACGTCCCGCGCGTGCTTGACCAGTTCTGCGCCGACCGTGCCGTCAAAACTGATCCCACGAATGTGAATGATTGAAGAGGGTTCAATGAACTTGACGCCCCCATCCTTGTCCAGATTGGAGACCTCATATCGCAGGCCGGCCCCTTTAACGGTGACCAGCCGTGTCCGATCCGGCAAGAGGTTGATCAGTTCTGAAGGCTGGCCGTTCTTTCGGACGATCCAGCCGTATCCATTATTCCAGATGAGAGCGTGAACCATTAGCGTCCGCAAGAAATCAAACGCGGACGTCATGGCATTCGCTTGCCGGCGAATCAGCCGGTGTGCCGGATGGCCCTGGTCCTTTTCCCGTTCGTCGTCGGACACCCGCCGAAAGACATCCAGCGGCAGCCGGGCAACATCACCGGAAATCATCGAGACCGCTTGCCAGACAGCCGCGATTGATAGTGCCCGCTCCGGCGTGACTTGCTCACCCGCCGCGCTGGTGTAATTCGATCCGAAGATGGAATTCCACAACTCGGGATCGCTCAGCGGGATCGCCGGGTTTTCCAAGCTGGCGCTTCGTTGATCGCACTCGAATGCGCCGGCGATTCCTTGAAATGTTCCGAATTTGCTCATATCAACTCTAGTTTGTGGTTGTCATAAAACCGGGGCGAGACGTCCCGCTCTCCCATCGCACAACCCAGCGCGATGATGGCCGCAACGATCCCGTCAATCTTGTCCGCCGACTTGGCTTTGTCCGGACGAATGTTGTCGTTCGCATCAGGCTTGACCGCCACGTTCCCGGCCATCCACCGCAAGACGGGGTCCCCCCTGTGTCGGAGTTTCCGTCCGACTAGCAGCCGCTCAAATTCCTTGGTCGGTCCGTTCAGGTTGGTGATCGTCTGCCGGAATTCCCGTAGCCGATCGTGAGGGATACAAGTCTTTTCCAACTTCTGCGCCAGCATGGGCGCGGCTCCGTAGGGGTCAAATCCGAAAACCTGTATGTCAAACTGCCCCGCGATGTCCGCGATGTCCGCCGCGATGCGGTCATAATCCGCGACGTTGCCGTCGGTCATCGTGATCAATCCCTTGTGCGCCCAGTTCAACACTTGCCGGCGGTCGCGGCCTTGGCGATCCGTCTCAATCTCACGAGGCACCCAAAAATAGGGGAGTACGTCATAGGAGCCGTCGGCATCCGGGAACATGAGCACCAGCGCGTTGACGTCCCGCGTCGCCGCCAAGTCCAGCCCGGCGAAGCATGGCCGTCCGCGCAGTTCTTCGATCGGTGTGACTTGGTCACAAGCATCCCAAACGTGCATCGGCAACCACCGGACCGCCTGTTCTGTCCATTGGTTCAAATGCAGCCGCCGGAACGTGTTTTCATAGCTGGGAGATTGCTTCGCCTTGTGGGATTCTTGCCGCAGGTATTCCGAACGAATCGAGATATCAAGATTCGGATTCGCTTGGGACCACGTCTCCGGGTCGAATGGATCAGCGTCCGCGTCTGCGCAGGCGATGAACGTGAAGAACGTATCGTCCGCGTGGTTCCCCTCCAGAATGTTGCGCGCGTACTCGTGCAGTTCCCAGCAGATCGTCGACCGGTTATAGCCCGCCGTAGTGATGCCATACAGCAACGGATTCCGCCGGGCACCTGTCGCCGTTTGCAGCACGTCCCAAAGGTCGCGGCTTTTCCAAGAATGGATTTCGTCGCAAATCGCCCGGTGCACGTTCAGCCCGTGGAGTGAGTTGTAGTCACTCGACAGCGGTTGGAACGTGCCGGTGTTGGTGTCACAGGTGATTGAGTGTTGCCACAGTTTCACGAACTTGAGCAAGTCCGATCGCATCAGCGTTTGCTTGGCGTCCTTGAATAAGATGCCGGCCTGATCCCGTTTGGTCGCCGCCGCGTAAACTTCTGCGCCTTGTTCGCCGTCGGCAATCAGCCCCTGACAACCGATCACCGCCGCCTTGAATGTCTTGCCGTTCTTGCGGGGGATTTCTTCGTAGCCGACGGTGAACCGCCGCCGGAGACCGTCGGGCGTCTCGCGATACCAACCAAATATGGGGGCAATCGTCAGATGCTCCTGCCACGGCTCTGGTTCAAAGGGCTGCCCGGCCCATTCGCCTTTCCAATGTTTCAGCAGCCGGCAGAACGCAAGCGACCGCTCAGCTTCCGACTCCCGCCAGACCAACCCGTTTTGCCCTTCATGTTCGAGGTCGCCGACAAGTCGGTCGATACACAGCGTTTCCAGCGTGGAGCGGGGGCGACCGTCTTTCCGGAGACGGGCCAACGCTTTCAGCCGAGCCACAACGCCCTTGCTTCGCCGCTTCGCCATTCAGTTGACAGACGGGTTAAGGATTGCTTCGATGCGCGCGTCATCCGTGACGCCGGTGGTATCGCCGGTGGCTAGCCCCGTCCGCGAAGCGGGTGTCATCCCGAATTGCGTTAGCAGCTTCACGATTTCCGCCCAGACTTGTGACCTGATGCGAACAGCCGGGTTGATGATCGTCTTTTCGTTCCCGACCGTGGACGTCTCGATAAGCGTAATGCCACGTTCCTCGATTTCGTCCTGCGCATCGAGGTAGAGTTTGATTGACTCGCACAGCAGCCGCAGCGCGTAAAGGTCAATGCGTGCAACGACTCCCGCTGCTTTCACGTGGCCGCCGATGACGTTCCACGCCGCCGCCGCCGTCGGGTGCAGGTCTGCCGGAGCATCAGGGATTTCCACGGGTAGCGTTAGCCGCCCATGCTGGCTCGGGCGATAGTTCCCGGCCCGCTTGTGATGCTCGATTGGTTTCTTGGGGTTGCCCATTATTCTTGCCGTACTCTGGTTTGCCGTCTCATCGCTTTCGGGATTTCAGCCGTGGGTTGAGCTGTGTTGACCAGTCGAATCGCCTCAAATGCCGCCACAGAAGCCAGAGCGGCCAAATCCAAACCTCCCCAACTCCACATAAAAACAGGCCCTAGATCGGAAGAGC